AAGCGACCCTACAGACTGAAAATTTCTGGGAAAATTTTTTGCCCGATATGGGAATTCACTTTCCGTTTTTGGTTTAGGGTGTAATTATTTTTTCTTTTTTGTTTCTTTACTTTGATATCCCCATAGTTTAGGGTTGATTCTTCCCTCACTTTGATTCATTGTTACAAAATTACTGCCATACTTATCCCAATAATAATCAAAGATGTCAACTCTTTTTTTAGCAACTGCTAGATCATAATGACTAGTATCATCTTTTTTATATTCTACAAGGTATGCAGTATATGGAAGAGATTTGTCTAGTGCTTTGTCTGGATCACAATCTTCAAAAATAATTCTCATTATCAACCCCACTCAATGTCAGGATATGCTTCTGCAACAATTTCTTTTGTGATTTTATACTTACTTTCAAGGTCTTTATCTTTACAAAGACAAACAATTTCTGCCTCAAGAGGATGAAGACCTTGAAGAAGATTGATGAACATAGATTCACGACGGATATTATTCATACCATCGTTACCACCTTTTACAAAGTGATAAAAATTCTTTGCTTCTCTTCTGATTGTGGTTCTTCCTTGCTTATCAGCATTACCAAGAGAAAAAGAACCTTTCTCATACATTGATCTAGTTTCCAGGTCAATCTTTTTAGAAAGTGTTCCACTAGAAGAAGTTTGTTCATCGTAAGAAGAATATGGAACTTCTCCAGCAGGAAGTGCACTTTGAATACTTTCATCAAAGTTCCATTTAAATACAATTTTCAAGTGAAGTTCTTCATATTTTTGAAGAGCTTCCACTTTTTTTGCTTTTGATCTTTGCTTACTTACTAAATCAAGAACTTCAAAAACAAGTGGTTGTTTAGGCAGATCCAGTGATGCTGCCTTGATAGTTCTAGGTTTTTTAGTCTTCGTCGTCGTCGCTGCTTTCTTCGTTGTAGTCATAATAGTTTTCAAAGTTAAATGCAATCACCTCATCTGGGATTAAGTTTCCTTGTTCATCAAACATTTCGGGGTGAGGTCTTGGTACTTCCCGATAGTTCATCATGTATTCTCTAGCAGTCCAACCTCCTATTAGTCCCACTACAAGAAATAAAATGGTTAAAAAGGAACCAAAAACTAAACTTACTGCTAACATTTTTCTTACCTCTGGAGAACTAACTTCTTTTCCTTACATTTAAGGAAATCTCAAAATAGACAGTTACTTCCCTCTTGAAGAAGCGTACCATCTTTTCAAATACTAATTGAAATGATTTTGGTTTCTTCTTCCCTCCATTAAGTAGTAAATCTACTCCTCTATTAGAGTGAGTCTTGTGTTTATTTATGCTGATTTCAGAACAGTTTTCGTTCTCTGAGGAATTTAATGGTGTCAACGCATCCTCCTAATTTTTTATCGTCACATATGACTTGTGGGAAGGTAGCACCCTCCCCAAACTTATCATAAAATTCTTCTCCTGTAAACTCTCTGCCGAGTTTATATTCAACAAATTGTTTACCAGTCATCTCCAAAACTGTCATTACTTTAGTGCAGTAAGGACATCCCATTTTTGAATATACTAAAAATTTCATCAATCAAAAAAGAAAATGTGGAACAATCTAGAATCTTCCTTTGTTTGACCAAAGTACTCAGATGCTGCATGAATATTCTGTGCATCAAAGATAAAGAGTCTATTAAAAACATTACCAATAGAGTCAACTAATTCAAATTTAGTTTTATCGTAAAAACCTCCTGAGTAGATTTCACTATCATTAAAATTTGAATCACTTGTTCTCCTTGCACCATTTTTATGAGCGTACAGAGAAGTTCCTGTGCTATATGGAGCATCAGGATTTAAGTATAGCATAGCAGCCCAAGTCTGTCCATCATTATGATAAACAAGTGGATCCTCAGAAGTACAGTATTGAAATCTACCACACATTCCATGAGATTCCCACTCACGAATCTTGATACCCATAATTCTTTCAAACGCTTCTTTAGTTCCAGGAACAAAGAATTGTTCAATGCTACGACTACCTTTAAAATATTCAATCTGAGGTTTAAATTCTTGCTGCAAGGCATAGTTCCTCACAGCATATGGATCCGAATAAAAATTATCAACAACCCAAATAGTTTTTTGTGGTTGTCTATTGATTGTGCTTACAGGAACATATCTCATGAGTTTTGACAAGCAATTTTGTGCAACTCTTTTCCATAATTTCCAGAGTTAAAATAAAAATTATTATTCAACAAGAAATAACAGTCTGGAAAGGGAAGTTTACGATTGGGATCAACTAACATCTCAGTAAAAATCTTCATAGATTTATAATCACCAAGTTCACGATAACACTCAGAGACTCCTACAATATGCTCATTTCTTTGTGGACAGAATGGACCAGCATTAATATTATAGTAAATTGCTTGCTCATAATCTCCAAGAAAACGATACATTTCTCCAATAGCAAACAGAGTGTAATACCCCATTTCCCATATCTGTCCAGTATGTCCTACTTCATCATAGTTAATTGTGTAGTTCAGATATTCTTTAAAATAAAAAATTGCCCGACGAGCATATTCTTTTTGTTGAATTTCTTTAAGTGGGAATGCATTACATCTGCAAGCATCATGGTAACTCTTACCAATATACCAAAAATGATATGTGTCAGTAAGCATAGTTCCTTCACGAATGTGCTGCTCTTCTAATTTCAAAGCATCACTAACATATTTTGTAGGAACTGTATAACTTTCACCATCATTTGTTCCTATTTGACGAAGACCTCTAGGAAGATTAACTCTCTGAAATTCTTCACCAACACCAGGAAGATCACAAACAATACACTCATGTGCTACATCATTTTTAAAGTGCCATGGAAGTTTTGCATTCCACATCCAAGCACGATAATAAGTACATCCAGGATTTTCTGCAGTGATATGGAATGATTGAATACTTGTATCATCAATGAGAGACCAATCAAAGTCATCATCAACTTCAAGATACTCATCACAGTCCATCTTGAGAATCCAATCACATCCATGATCGTGGTTCAAACAAGTTTGGAGAAGATGATCTCTATTCCATCCAAAACTAATCCAACCTTCCTCACACTGATAATAATGTCCAGGAATTCCTTTTTCCTCAAAAAAATCTTTTACAATTTGATCTGTGCCATCTGTAGATCCATTGTCCTGAACAACCCAATAATCAATGTATTGATAACAAGATTCAAGCATTCTACGAATCACTTTGGATTCATTCTTGAACATTGTAATCATTACAATTTTGGTTTTCCTTTCCATAATACTCTCTCTTGTATAAGTTCTAAAACTTCTTTGTTACCTATCTGTTCTTCAGTTGGAGCATAAAGTGCTCTTTGCCTATCACTAACTTTATCTGGAGGATCAGTCATATAATAAACAGCTAAACTTTTTCTATAAACTCCCTCTGGGCATGATAAAGGTTGTGGAAGACCATGCCAAGAATTTTGTGTGGTATCAAAAAGTATAGCACGATTAAAAACGTTTTCAATTGTCTTTTCTTTTTTTAAAGGTAGATTATTATTTGAATCGTGAGACCACAACTCAAGACCTCCACCCCACTCAGATTTCCATCCCTCAGTAAGATAAACAATAAGATTTAATTTTCTTTGTAATCCAGACTTTGGATGAATAGAGTAATCAAGATGGATATTTAATTTACCACCTTGTCCATGAATGTGCCATCCACCACCATGAAGACCGATGTCTGGATATAGTTTTTGAATGCCTGTTTTTTCCCGAAGAAATTTTAAAAATTCACATGAATTTAAAAAACAAAAAGTCTTGTATGTTTCTGGAGGAAAGTTCCACCAACTATTACTTGACTTTTTATTCTCTAATGGATTTTTATATTGATACCAGATATTACTATTGTAATCTGGAAACTCTTCTGATAATTTTTTTGCTTTATCTAGTGGAAAAAAATTATCAATAACAAGATGATCGTAAGGAAAACTTTCCATCAAATAGAAAGAACTCCTGGATAACGAATACTATCATCTTTAATTGCAACCAAATATGCAGCAACACAAGGAATATGTGGTGACATATCAAATGTATCTAGACGATAAGTTTGGAAACGAATATCTGTATTACGGATAAATTGTGCCTTACTTCTATCAGTGTAATACCAGAAACTATGCTCATTCCAAAAACTTACATGAGTAGGATCTTGCCATGCACCACGACCATCAGTAGAAGGAACTTCAATAAATGCCCACCCACCATGAACAAGGACACGATGAATTTCTCTCATCGTTTTGATTGGATCTTTAAGGTGTTCAATCACATGACTAGCATTAATCACACCAACACTATTATCTGGAAGAGGAATACCATCGTTAAGATCATGAATAACATCAGCACCTTCTTGATCAATAGTTAAGTATCCTGGACGAGGAAATAAACCTCCACCAATATCAACTTTTAAAATACCTTTCTTATCAGCATCACGTTCTGCAAGTTTTTGAGCCCACTTATGCCCAAGTCTTCTAGTTTCATCTTGAATTGCTTGATTTCTATCTAACCAAGTGTTTTCTCCAGTAATCCTATAAACATAAAGAGGTTCAGAAATTAATTTCATTTCAGTAACCAAATATGTACGGATCATCAATTCATGATCATCACAAATATCTAAATCAACATTGTGTCCACCAATTTCACGATATATACTAGTTCTCCAAGACCGTACATGATCTGGAGCATACCAAATATATGTAATTGATTGACTAGTTGCTGGAAAAGAATGCATGATTGGACGATCTTTATCACGCCACTTCATCATATGGTATGTCCAACCATGCTGTTCATTATAAGGAACAAACTCATCGGTCATATGAAATGGAATAGTATCGGAATAAACGAAACCAATACTTTCATCTTGATATGCTTTATTAAGTTCTTCAAGACAATTTGGAGTAATAAGATCATCAGAATCTACTTCAACCAAAACATCACCTTCCCCTTTATGAAAGGCATGATGCTTATGATATCCAACACTAGTTGATGGATCATCGGTACGATATATTTTTACACGGTCATCATTACGAATCTCTTCTTCAAGATCTTCCTCATAAAGAGCATTATTTAACCAGAGAATCCATTCCCAATTTTGATAAGTCTGTTCAACAATACTGTCGTAAAGTTCTTTAAGATATGGAGTTTTTTTATGTGCTGGAGTAATAATACTAAATTTATAATCCATTCAAATCAAAACTATGCATAGTTATTATATTCTATTTGTTAGAAGTTGTCAATTATGATTTACAGTGGAACTCTCACAATAACTAAACCAGATCCACCACTACCAGAAGCATTAGGACCATAGTTGGTTTGTCCTCCTCCTCCACCGCCAGTATTTGCCTCCCCAGTCATTCCTGGAGAGAAGGATCCTGGCCAAGGTCCGGCATCTCCGCCACCACCAACACCGCCTGAAGTTATAGGTTCAGGTCCCCGAGAGTTTCCTCCAGTACCACCACCAGCAAACCATCTATTAGGATTGGGTCCAGGTGTACCATAAGAAGTAGGAATAGTCCAACCAGGAACGTCAGCTCCAGCTCCACCATAAGCACGATTAGGATCACTACTACTTCCACCGATTGCACCAGCACCACCACCGCCACTTCCGTAACGGTGATTTTCACGTGCTATTCCACCAGGATTTCCTTCTGGAGGACTATATCCTCCTGCATTTCCTCCGCCACCGGGTCGGGTTCCATAATATCCTCCAGATCCACCACCAGATCCTCCAGGAAGTCCAGACGTTGTGGTCCTAGGACTAAATGGACCGTAAGCTCCTCTACCTCCACCAGTTGATGTAATAGGACCAAAAGAACTATTAG